ATAAAAAAACAGATGCAGTATGGTTAGAAAAAACAAATGTGTGGGGAGGTCCAGGTTCTCTTCTGGGAAAAGCAAAGTATATTGTAATAGAATATTTAGATATTCATACTTATGTGTTTTATGATAGATTAGAATTAGTTGAGTATATTAAAAGATTCAAAGATGTATGTAAACATAAATCTGATTATCATTGTTTATATACTAGAAAAGGAAATAAAGATGTAATAATAAAAGTTAAAGAAAAAGACATTAAAGATTATGAAAAATTTAGATTTCAATACTACATTTAAAACTAAGGACTTTGATAGAGAGTTAATTAGTAAAAAGCTAGACAACTTAAAAGATTTACAGTATCTGCTAAATACTGAAATAATAAATAAAGAGTTACTTAAATGGAAAGAATCACAACCTAATAATGAAAATTTAAAAAGGTTTACTGAGGCTATGGTTAATGTAGAACTTTATGTAAATGAATTACAAAATGATAGGCATTTATTAATGCTAAGCATAGATGAATACAGAAGTGATAAAATAAGAGCAGTTGAAAGAGCTAGAAAAGCAGAGAGCAAAAAGGATTGAATTGTCTGTAGATTTATTACTAGAAGATAGTAGTATTTATTTTGCAGCACAAGAAGATATAGAAGGAATGTATATAGATCAGATAAATGGAATGTTTATGAATTTTGATGCACTACCAAATATGTATGAGGATGTATTAGTAAACTTTAAGTCTATAGATTTATATGCTATGATAGTTTCAAAGAATTATCATGTAGCACACAACACATTATATATTAACCTAGAATTAAAATTAGAAGAATGAAAATTACACTATTTGATGGAATAACTTATGACAAAGATGAGTTAGTAAAAAAAGCATATGATGATGACTTTTATTATAATTACTTAGGCAAGTATGCCTTAAGTTCAAGTTCAATAAAGAACTTGCTATCATCACCAAAGACATATAGAAACATAATGAAATATGGTTCACCAAGTTCTCAAGCATTAAGAGATGGATGGTTGATGCACACTTGTGTATTAGAGCCAGATGTTTTTGAGAAACAAATTTTTGTTGATGTCCAGAGTAAGAATACAAAGAAATATAAAGATGCTCTTGCTGAACATGGCAAAGTATTTACAATGAAAGAAAAACATGATGCTGAAAGATTGGCTGATGCTCTACTTAGGAATGAAATGGTTTTAGAGAAACTTAACAACTCTGATTTTGAAGTAGCAGAGATTGATGAGATTTCATTTGATGGTGGATTCAAATTTCCTTTTAGAGCAAAGGCTGATATTTTAGGAAACAACTCAACAATGTATGATTTAAAATCTACAAGTAATATTGAGGGTTGGAAATACTCAGCAGATAAATTTGGATATGATATTCAAGCATTTTTATATTGCAAGATATTTGATATAATGCCAGATAAGATGGGATTTATTATAATAGATAAAGGAAGTTTAGATATAGCATATGCACAAGTGACAGAAGAGTTCTACTTAAGAGGAGCTGCTAAAGTGAAAAGAGCCTTAGAGATTTATGAGGAATGGTTTATGCAAGAATCAGATTTAGATCAATATTATATAAACATAGAATTATGAAACATTACATACCAAAAGAAGATTTAAGATATTACCTAAGAACTACAAAAAAAGACATAGAGTTCCAACAAAGAATACTCAGGTATTTCTGTTATGGATTTCCATTATTTACATTTTGGAGTGCTATGGTAATTAACTTTTTATTTTACATTTTTACTGGAAAAACTGGGTAATGAAGATATGCTGTAGATGTGGGGTGGAGAAAGAAAGATCAGAGTATCATAAAAAAACTAGCAGTAAGGATGGTTTAGATAATAGATGTAAAGATTGCAAAAGAGATTACAATAAAACCTGGACCAATGAAAATAGAGAACATGTTAGGAAATATAATAGAGAGTTTGTTCAAAAACAAAGGAGGAATCCTAAGAAAAGAATGTATAAGAATTTAATGGCTAGAGCTTCTAAGTTCAAACAAAGGAAAGGATTTAAAATAACTAAAAGCTATAATAGTATTCTGGGATGTAGTAGAGATTATTTAGCAGAATATATTGAGAGCAAGTTTGATGAGAATATGAATTGGGAAAACTATGCAACATATTGGGAGCTTGACCATGAGATAGAATTATTTAGAATTAAAGATGAAGAGGATTATGAACTAATAAATCATTTCACTAATTTAAGACCATTAGAAAAGATTAAAAATAGAATGAGAAATTATGAGTAAGCCAAAAGTATTAGAATTATTTGCAGGAAGTTGCACCTTTTCAAAAGAGGCAGAGAGATTAGGATGTGAAACATTTAGATCTGATTATAAAGAATTTGAAGGAATAGATTATGCTGTAAACATTTTAGACTTTGATATAAAGAAAGTTCCATTTAAACCAGATATAATTTGGGCAAGTCCTCCTTGTACTACATTTTCAGTTATGAGGATTGGAAGTAATTGGAATTTTGATAATACTCCTAAAAACTCAAAGGCATGTTTAGGATTAGCATATGCATTTAAAACTGTTGAGATAATAAAAGCATTAGAACCAAAGTATTGGTATATAGAAAATCCTAGAGGTAAACTAAGAAAGTTAAATGCTGTTGAAGGTTTAGATAGAGTAACTGTTTGGTATTGTCAATATGGAGAAACTAGAGCCAAGCCTACAGATATTTGGAGTAATAATATAAGGTCTTTAATGAATCCAGATGGATGGCAGCCTAGACCTGAATGTAGTAATGGTAATCCTAACTGTCATCATGAAAGAGCTCCAAGGGGAGTAACAACAACTGGGACACAAGCATTAAAAGATAATTATCACAGAAGTATTTTACCATTAGAATTATGCACAGAAATAATAACACAATCATTAAAATTATGAATAGAAAAGAATATCCAGTTTGGACTGGAGTTATAGATTACTTCCCAGATGCACTTATGGAAGTTTCAAGAGTGAGTAAGATTGGAAATGACCAACATCATAAAGGAAAACCATTACATTGGGATAAGAGCAAAAGTACTGACCATCTAGATGCTTTAACTAGACATCTCCTAGAGGCTGATAAACTAGATGATGATGGAGTGTTGCACTTAGCAAAAGTAGCTTGGAGAGCCTTAGCTGCATTACAATTTAAACTAGAAAAAAATGATGAGAACTAAAAGTAGGATCAGAAGTCTGATAGATGAAATAGAAACACTATCAAACATAAGCATATTTCAAAACACCAGAAGGAGAGAAGTAGTAGAGGTAAGGTCATTACTATATACTATTCTAAGAAACTTCTATAGGTTTAATCTAAGGGAAATTCAAGACTTGTGTTCTGAGTATGGATATGATATAACACATGCAAGTGTAATTCATAGTCTTAAATCTTTTAATATATATAAATCTTATAACAAGAATTTAGATGATTGGTTTCATGCAGTCATAATTGAATTAGAGGAAGATGTTGCAGCCCAAAGAATAGATTTTATAAAACCAAAACTTAAGTATTTGTCTGAGGAGAATCTTCTAAAGTTATCAACAGTTGTTAAAGAAATGTATGAAGAGGCTATTATAAATATGAAAGAGGAAAGTTTACAAACTTGACATAAAATAGACAAAAAAGGAAATGGCAAAGGATAAAGGGAAATTTTTAGAAGTGTTTGCATCCAAATTAGGGAATGTAAGTAAAGCATGTTCAGCAGCTAAGATTAGCAGACAAACATATTATGATTGGATGAAGGACAAAGAGTTCTCTGGTAAAGTAGATGAAGTAAGAGAAGGTCTGTTAGACTTTGCAGAACATCAATTACTATCTAATATAAAAGATGGTAAGACTGCTGAGATTCTATTCTACCTAAAGACTAAAGGAAAAAAGAGAGGATATATAGAGAGAAGTGAGATTGATACTGTAGGAGATAAAATGTTTGAGGTTAAGATACTAAAGAATGAAACAGATACAGACTAATGTTGTATTTGAGTTATTAGAATCTAATCAATCTAAAATAGTAGCACTTCAAGGATCAAGTAGAGCTGGTAAAACTTATAATGCTTTACTCTGGATTATATTCAGTTATTGTCATAAGAATACTGGAAAGGTTATCTCAATATGTAGAAGGACATTACCAAGTTTAAAAGCTACAGTTTTAAGAGATTTTCTAGAGATACTAAGAAACAATGAACTGTATTCTGAAATCTACCACAACAAGACATCTAATGAGTATTGGTTAAATGGTAATCTAATAGAGTTCTTTAGCCTGGACATGGGGAGCAGAGTTAGAGGTAGAAAAAGAGATATGCTTTTTATTAATGAAGCTAATGAGATTGACTATGAGGCTTGGAATCAACTTCTATTTAGAACTGATGGCAAAGTAAATGGTGTCATTCTGGACTACAATCCTCATGACCAGTTCCATTGGATTTATGATAAAGTATTAGAGAGGGATGATTGTAATCTATACATCACAACATTTATGGATAATCCATTCATATCTAAAACACTTAGAGATGAGCTGTTAAGATTAAAAGAATCTGATCCAGATTACTGGAGGATTTATGGATTAGGTTTAAGAGGTCAGAGTAGGTCATTAATATTCAAGTTCCATTTAATAGATAAAGTGCCAGATAATGCAAGATTATTATCATATGGATTAGACTTTGGCTTTGCCTCAGATCCATCAGCTCTGTGTGCAACTTATGTTGAAGGTGATAACATGTACACTAAAGAGTTGTTATATGAGAAAGGTCTAACTAATCAAGACTTGGTTAGAGAGTTCCAGAGATTAGGATTAGATAGAAGAGATGAGATATATGCAGATAGTTCTGAACCAAAATCAATAGAAGAGATACATAGAATGGGATGGAATATAAAAGGTAAAAAGAAGTATGAGATTAACTATGGAATTGACTTAGTAAGAAGATACAAGTTGCATATCACTAAGGATAGTATAAATGGAATTAAAGAGTTGGAAAACTACAAGTATATAGAGGACAGAAATAACAATCCAACTAATAAGCCTCTAGATAAGTTTAATCACTTCTGTGATAGTTTAAGATACTCTGTAGTGCATAAGCTATCCTATCCTAATTATGGAAGGTATGCTATTAAATAAAAAAAGGTGCTAAAAGTTAATCTAGCACCTATCCTCAAACTTAATTGATATGAAAAAAAAATCACATTGAACTTTCAAATGACATTAGGATGACTAGTCCTATTGCCAAAATCCAAAGTAATATTGTGATTAGCCAAAGTGGCTGTTTGAAGTGTTTTTCTAATTCTTGTAAGTCTTTCATTATTGAATTGTGTTTCTTATTTGATTATCTAAGTTATCACATTCCTCTTGAATGTCCTCTAAGTTCTTTTTATCAAATCCTGCATTGTTAATTAATTCAGCAGTATCAAACATTGATAAAGGATTAAGAGTATCAGCTATAAGTATAGCAGCTAATTGTTTTCTTT